ATATCAACATGATGAATTATGAAATTATTTTCATTGTATCTTTAAACCAAGAACCTTGTTCCAATACTCATTGTTTGCATCTCTTGCCATAAAAGCTTGGCAGTGTACGGAATGCGCAACTGAACAAAGTGTGTTGTATTTTTGCATGGCTTACATGAGTATATCTTCTTTTCAGGATTAACATTGGCCATCATGCCACATTTTTTGCACACAAATATCCTATAATTGTCAGAACATTCAACAAAGCGTTCTTTTAGAAAGCTTGGAATACCAAGAGCCAGCAACACATCAACTTCCATTTCCCCAACACGAAGTCCTCCTTCACGTGCTCTTCCTTCAGCGGGTTGCCTTGTATGTAAAACAATTGGGCCATTGTTGCTTCGTGAATGAATCTTATCATTGACCATGTGCTTCAATCTTTGATAATAAGTTGGACCAATAAATATGTCTGTAGGCATTTGTTCTCCTGTCCGAGGATTATACATGATCTCATTGCCATATCTTTCAAGACCACAAGATTCCAAAACACTTGCAATATCTTCAACCTCTATTCCTGAAAATGGTGTAGCATCTCCAACAGTTCCCAATGCAGTGCAAGCTTTTCCCATTATACATTCCATTAATTGCGCAATTGTCATACGACTAGGGATGGCATGAGGATTAACAATAATATCAGGAGTTGTGCCATCCATTGTATAAGGCATATCTTCTTGCTTGTACATCATACCAACTGTTCCTTTTTGTCCGTGACGAGATGAGTTTCCCGTCCATGATGTAATTCCATTTGATCGAATGTAAAACACATGACTTGGTACTTCAATACAATATACACTTCCATTATACTCTTGCCTGGTAATGGAATTGAATTTAGCCAATGATTCTTTTATCAAATGGACATAGCATAATCGAGGATTTCCTTCCCCAATCTTGACATCACAAGACAATCCAGCACACAATGCAACCATTTGAAACTCCTTAGCGCGATCCTTGCTACATCCAAAAACTGTGTCTGATGAGAACAACCCATCTATAAAAGCCCTTGCATAGGCTTTTGTTTCCAATACCCAACTCTGAATTTCTAAAAGAGAACGAATTATTTTCAAAAACTCGTAAAGCTCTTGACAATCGTCAGCATCAACTTTAATGGCTTGAAAATTGTTAGCATTATCGTATGTACATTTGGTTCTTTCCAAAATTTCTGTTAGCCTTAGCGAGTAATGAATGTTGATTGTCTTCATACCATGTTTTTCATCCTCAAGATATCCAAATCTTGTAAAGGCTCCATATATAAAAGCCAATTCTTCATGAGATAGTGGCTTCTGATTTGTATTGTAAGGAACTGGATAATTCCCATATTGTTCACAACCTTTTACAAACATCTCGCAACCAGTAAATTCTGATACCAACTTCAATCCATAAGTCCTTGTGATGGGATCATATACATAATGTTTATGTTCATTTGTAGCAATAATATGTACATTAGGTCCTTCAATAAAGTTCATATGGCCTTCATGGTGAAACTTGAACTTTTCGATTACACTGACAAATGATGCTGAATTTGTTTCGGGATCCAGTTGCAAAACTATGTCACCTTTGCATACATCTCGTATCTGTTTCCAAGACACAATTTCAGTTGAAGGATCCTTTGTTAAAACTTCTGTTTCCCCAGGCAAACAAAACTTGTCTCCAATACAAGGAATACGATCACTTCGGATGCGAATTTTGCTAAACGTGTATCCATCACCATTTGTATTTGTGCAATATCTGTCATTGCAACAATTGCTGTCAATAAATCCAGCCTCGTTATTTTTTAGCACAACACTCGTATCTTTTGTAGTAATAATATTTCCATTCTTTTGCGGCATACACTTTCCAATAATGACATCTCCACTCTCTACAAATGTGTTCTCTGGTACAAATCCATCTTCACCCAATTTGTCATAATTAAATGGTTTGGAACTTTTGACAGGCTTGTAATAAAACTCCTCTTCACCTGTAGAATGATTCTTATTATTCTGGTCCTTGTATGTTTTGTACTGTGTTGAACGAAACATTCCTCTTCCCACAGAGTCAGCATTAAGAACCACTGAATCTTCTTGGTTGTATCCGGTATAACATGCAATAGCAACAATAACATTCTCACCACACGGTAATATATCATTGTTCACAATTTTACCAATCTTGGTTTGTACAAGAGGTCGCTGAGGGTAATTCAAAATGTGACCAATTGTATCATATCTCTTTCTGAAATTGCTTGCATATATTCCAATTGCTTGTTTGCCCATAGCTGATTGATAACAGTTCCTGGGAGCCTGGTTATGATCCGAAAATGGAATACTTCCTGCTAGAACTCCCATCATGAATGATGGATCTAATTCCATATGTGTATAATTGATTGGGTAAACATTGGGATTTGATGATTGTAAACTTTGTTCATTCATTGCAATCATAGCCATGTTTGTTTCTTCAACATCCAAATACTCAATCACAGGAGAAAGACCAATGCTCTCCTTGCCAATAACCAGATCCATCCATCCTAATTTTTCTTGCTTAAATTTCTTAACAAGCTCTGGTGTAAGATTCATCTGTCCATTATTCATTATGATAGTAGGACGTATGCATCTCCCAGCCTCTGTGCAAATCCATATCTCATTCCTAAAAATAGACCAATAAATGCTCGTGTAAACATTGATACATCCAGTTCGCTTCTTATTTTGTAACTTGTCCATCAACTGCTTTGGATTGTCATGTACACCGCAAAGATCGCCATTTACTATAACTTTCGTATTGTTTTCAAAGATCTCAATATTGTTTCCATCATACATTGTTACTCCTAGACATGAAGTCAAAAGATCGCGTACATGCTGAGAGTTTGAAGCAATTGTAATATTTGCAACCATTGACATATTCTTGACCAACCCAACACTCACTCCTTCTGGAGTCTCAGCAGGACATATAATTCCATATTGTGTACTGTGGAGCTTCCTTGGAAGAGTCAACTTCCCTGACTTGTCAACTGGAGTGTTAATTCTCTTTCCATGAGATAATGCCGAATTATATGTCATGTGACTATGCACTTGAGCAACTCCTGCCTTTGTCTTAATGTTTCTAAAACCCCAATTTCCAGTGGCTAATGCATATTTAATTCCATGTTCAATAATTGAAGATTTGATAATTTTAGTTATGTTGACATTGTTAATTACATCCAGAAAGTTATTTGTTGCCTTCCAAGATCCATTGTTAGCCTCTTTGTTGATCATGTTTTTCATGTCCTTGATCATCTTTCCATAGTATTGACGAAACAAGTTTCCTAGAAGCATACCAGGTGTGTCGATTCTCTTGTTAATATATGAGTCTCGATCATCATACGGAAGAATTCCCATATAGCATTTCAATAACTTGTTTACCATGAATCCCAAGTATAAAGCTTTTTTGTAGAATGCTGTTCCAACATGAGGCAAGAATTCGTTAGTTAAAACTTCCTTCACAAGTTCAAGCTTTTTCAATCTATTGTTAAGCTCCTTTGGATAATTATTGATACTCATGTATTTTGCAATATATTCAAGAGCGTCACGTTGGCATGTTACATGATTGCCATCTTCGAAAGAACCTGCCAATTCCATCAATAACTGCTTGTTTTTAGGATCATCAATATTGAACATGACATGCTTTGCAATATCTTTGTCAGATTCTACTCCAAGAGCACGGAATAGAATAACAATTGGAATATCATGCTTAACGTGATGAATGTTCATCCTGATAAATCTTCCAAACTGATTAGGCTTGTTTGAAAGTCGAAGAGTTGTTGTCTTAGGAACCGAAAACTTATTATCCTGCACAGACCTGATTTCACAAATATGCGAAAAAGACGATACTTTGTTATTTATAAAGACATATGGCTTGTTTTCCGCAATACGATCTTGTGGAATAATCATCTTCTCGTTACCATTAACAATGCAATAGCCACCATAGTCAAATGGACACTCGTCTGTTTCAGCTAGACGAGCCGGATCTGATAAAATGCAGTACTTGGATTTGACCATAATTGGAATTTTACCAATGCAAACATTTGCTATCTTTTTTTTATCTTCAACATAACTTTTTGTAAGTGGATTGTAAGTTGTAACTGTAATGTAAATATCAACAAAAATAGGAGATGAATATGTGAAATTGCGATTCCTTGCATCTTTTGGAGTCATTATCTTGGAACTGCCATCTTTTTCAAATATAGTGGGTTTTGTCACAACAAAATTCTTGATATCCATTTTGAGATTGTACTTAAATACACCCTCTTCTGGTAAGAATGTATTGCTAACTGATATGGGATTGAACCCATCAATAATATCAGGGATCTTGCGCAACATGAAATCATTATAAGAATCAATAAGATGTTTCACCATATGTGGTCCCTTATCATTTCCAAAACACATATCTACAATGAATTGTTTGCACGATTTCGAATCCATGTTTGGAAATATTCACCTGCTTTAAAAATAAACTGGAACAAATTCTTTTATATGACTTTCAACTTTTATTTTTAAATTTTATGTTCTTGCTTATAAGAAGAAGTTTACATCATTTACACAATGGCCAATCTGTATGAAATATTAGAAGTTAATAAAGAAGCATCCTATGAAGAAATACGGAATGCATATAAAAGGTTAGCTTTAAAATACCATCCTGATAAAAACAGTCATCCTGACAAAAGTTTTGAAGATATTAAACATGCATATGATATATTATCAGATCCTTTTCAAAGACAAATTTATAATGACAAGCATGATGATATTAATATCAGTGTTATTGAA